GTCATATTCCACACCCACGAGTCGTAGTAACCAACCTAGTGCGATTAAGAATAATGTTCCACCTACTGACCAAACAATAGCACCTGTAACAAGTCCATATTGCCAATCACCAAAGAAGAAGATAGGAATACCAACTGATAGTCCTAATAGAATAGGAACGAACTGAACTAGAACCATAATTGATTCAATAAAACTTGTTCCTAAACCTTCCATAATACGACTAAACTTAATAGTATCTTCTTGCACACGCTGAGCGGCGCCTTCAATAGTTCTAGCTTTGTCATATACACTATGATACCATTCGACCATTGCTGTGCGCCATCTAAATAGATAGTGTGCTGTAAAGAAACTTACTACTACTGCGATACCTACATAGATAGCCGCTAAGTATAAGAAACTTGCTAAACTGCCCCAATATTCACCTATAGTGATTGCATTGGGTGTTGCTAATGCCTTTTGAATCATATCATAAAATTGGCCAAACCATTCGTTAATCTTAACATCAATTTCGACTTGTATCCAAAGCGATGATAGGATTATTGCTGATCCTAGCCAGGACCATAAAGCCCATTTTTTTACTGTAAAAAATCTAAACATAATTTTTCCTCTATATAATGCTAGTTAAGATTAACTACGCATATAACTATTTAGCATCTTGGAAGTTCGTAAGTCATAAATACTGTATATAATAGGAAACACATATGCCAAGACTCAGTTTATATAAACCATACAAAAGCAACGATTATAAGTTCATGGATAGAAGTATTCTCGAACAATTTTTAATTGGTGGCACATCTATACATGTTCATAAGTATCTTGGGCCACAAAGCGACCCTTCAAATGATGATCCAAGTGAACCTAACTACAGTAGTGGCACACAAAAAGACATGTTATCTGGTGCAGAACTTAATCCAGAAGGTTTAGTAGACGAAACTAATATACAAGACTTGCTGTTTATGGAAAATAGAGATCGTAAATACGATCCAGATATTTTTGAACTGCGAGGCGTATATAATGTAAGTGATAATGACTTTGATTTAACACAGTTTGGTTTGTTTTTAACAAACGATACATTGTTTATTACATTTCATATTAACGACATGGTTCAAAAACTTGGTAGAAGATTAATGCCAGGTGATGTAATTGAATTGCCTCATTTAAGAGATGATTTATTATTAAGCCATGACAGAGATGCAGTTAATAAATTTTATGTTGTGCAAGATGCCGCAAGAGGAAGTGAAGGATTTTCACAAACTTGGTATCCACATATTTGGCGTGTTAAAGTAGCACCATTAACAGATACACAAGAATATGCAGATATACTTGGAACTGCTAGTGATCCAGATAGTTTAAAACAAAGCCTTAGTTCATACGAAACTGAACTTAACATTAGTAATGCTATTGTGGCTTCTGCAGAAGCGGCCAATCCAAATAACTTGCCATTAGCTGAACACTTGTTTGGTGTTGATGACAATGCTCCTGCTGAATACGAACACGGAGAAATATTAGAACAAGGTGACCAGTTCCCACAAGATCCAAATGATGGAACTTACTTCATAAGAAATGATTTTACTCCTAATAGATTGTTTGTGTTTAGGGGTAGCAGATGGCATAGACTATATGATAATATTACAGACAAAACATGGTCAGATAAAACTTACAATGCTGGAGACTTTATTAATAATGATGCAACAACAGTTGTAGATAATAAAGAAGAACCAGAACGTCAAGCATTAAGTAAAGTAATGGACCCAAAGAAAAAAGGGCTAGATTCAGACTTTTAGGAATAAACAATGGCAGAGCAACAATATTTTTACGATAAGCAAATTAGAAGATACATTCAGCAGTTTATAAGATTGTTTAGTGGATTTAGTGTGCAAATGGGCAAAGATGAAACAGGCTTAGCAGAAATGCAATTAGTTCCTGTTCGCTATGGTGATATTAATCGTATGGCTGCACACATAACCAGAGAAAACTCAGAGAACATTGTTAACACTGTTCCATTTATTAGTTGTTATGTTACTAACTTAGCAATGGCACCAGAATTAAGAACACTACCATCACATGTAGATAAAGTTCAAGTTGTAGAGAAAAAATATAATGATATAACCGGTGAATATTCAAACGAACCTGGCAATAGATACACTATAGAACGACATAAACCAGTTACATATGTTTTATCAATGAATTGTGATATATGGACTTCTAATACAGAACAAAAATTACAACTAATGGAACAAATATTAGTATTATTCAATCCAACACTAGATATAAAAACATCAGCTAACCCGTTTGACTGGAGTTCATTAAGTTATGTAGAAATGAAAAACACTACATGGAGCACCAGAACTGTTGGTAGTAGCATTGATGATATTATTGATGTTGCTTCTATTCAGTTTGATATGCCTGTATTAATTAATCCGCCTGCTAAAGTTAAACAACAAAGGCTTATACATACAATCATTAATCAAATGTATAATTTAGATGATGCAGACTTAGATAACTTTAGAGAAGAAAAACCTTTTAATAGGTCTTCAGTAGAATATACTATTGTTACATTTGAAAATAGAAAAATTAAATACGAAGACGGTAATGTAACTTTGCTTGCTCTTGATGGATCTAATTTAGATTCAAATGATGTAGCTATTTCGTGGGAAGAAGACTTAAAAAGATTTGGTGCTTTACGACCTGGCATTAGTCAACTTAGACTAAGAAAAAGTTCAGATCCAGATGATACAGAAAATGATATTATAGGTAAATTATACGAACATCCAAATGATCCTGCAAAATTGTCTGTAACAATAGATGAAACTACGTTACCTACTAACACATTACCACCTATTACTGGTGTAATAAACGGTATGACAAATTATCCAGGTGATGGAATTGTTCCTGCTCCAAATAGTATTGGTGTTAGATACTTACTAATGGAAGCAATACCAGTTAGTTCAAATTGGAATGGTTTATCAACTGCTAATAAGTATGATATTGTAGAATTTGATGGAAGTGGATGGTCTGTAGTATTTGATTCTGAAGCAAATCAGTCATCTATACATTATTGTATTAACTTAGCATCTCTTGATCAATTAGAATGGAAAGACGGAGTATGGGTTAATAGTTATGAAGCTGTATATAATGCAGGGTTCTGGAGAATCTACTTATAATGATAGAAGCAAGTGGCTGTATTTTTCTTAGCTCACAAACTGGAAGAATTTTATTACAACTTAGAAGCACTAAGGTTACTCATTCTAAAACGTGGGGATTTTTTGGTGGCAAGGGCGAAGACGACGAACGCCCAATTGAAACACTAAGACGTGAAATACAAGAAGAAATTGGCATGATGCCTGAAATAGTAAAAACTATTCCTATAAGCAAGTTTACAAGTGGTAATGGTAGATTTATATACAACAGTTTTGTTGTAATAGTAAAGGAAGAGTTTATTCCTGTTCTTAACGGAGAAAGCGATGGATATGCTTGGGTTGATATAGGCAAATGGCCTAAGCCTTTGCACCCAGGTGCAAAGATACAGTGTAAGTCTAGGGATTTCTTAAAGAAAATAAAAACTATCTACGCAAATGCATAGATAGTTATAAAGTTAGTCAGCACTAATACGTTTTTTCATACTTTCAACAAATTTTTCACGTAACCATTCAAAATCATTAATTTTGTTTAGTGCGTCTACATCATCTTTATGTTGAATGCCGTATGCTTTGCCTTCGTTTGCACCTTTAATACAGTAACGTCCAAAACGTCCACCATTATCAACTTCACACCACGTTTTTAAACGATCTTCAGTTTCTTTAACAGGTGAATTAGGGTTAATTTGTGATGATAATTTTACACATTCACGGAATGCACTACGCCATGTTCTAAATGGATCTCTATTAAAACGTGTTATGTTTGAAACATCTCTAACTGGTTGATAAAATGCTGATCCTGTGCTGAAGTCTGGTAACACATGTCCCATTTCAATAACTTGTTGTCTTGGAAATAATTTTATACCGCCATATCCATATTCCAAATCATTAATTGGGTTACGAGCAAACCATACATATGTTGTATTAGCTCTTTTTGCCATTGGTGGGATATAATCAAAACAAAAATTATTCATAATATCTGCATCTGCATCAACAATATATACCATTTCTGATTTTGCAAGTTCTCCTGCTTTTTTATGAGCATTACCAATGCCTTCTACATTTTTAACATGTATTGCATCTGGAAAACGAACTTTTAGTTTTTGATAATTTTGATCTGCTTCTGCTTCATGGAAACTGATCATAACAATATCAAAGTCTGCTTCGTGATAAGATCCTATTACTTTATTTTTTACTGCTCCGTGTATTACACCACCTGTTGGAACTAGTTGAATGTCTCCCCAATTTACAGGACGTCCAGTTCTTTTAATTACCTTTGGAAATTTGTGTATAACATTATGTCCTACATCACTTGGTTTATAGTGCCAAGGAAAATTAGGGTTTACTGTTGCTCCTTTAAGAACAACCCAAACCATATCTGATTTACCTGCATATTGTGATGCAAGTTCAGATAAAGAATCTGTATCAGTTGTTTTTTGATCTACGTAAATTATTGGATATGGAGTAAAAATAAATTTCTTTAATCTATCCCAAGGTGTAATTACACTTTGTCCATTAAAACTAAGTAAATTATTATTTGTTGAAGTTTTGCTAATCATAACAATCGCCTTTTATTGTGTATTCTTTTGTGCCTATGTGTGCAACTCTATCACTTAACTGATTGTCAACATGTGAAATATATCCATGTGTTGACG